GCAGGAGACATCTTTCGGATCAATGAGCAAACCCTAAACACCAATACAACCATTGACGCAGATGAAAATGCTAATGCAACTGGCCCACTAGCCATTGCATCAGGTGTCACTCTGACTGTCACAAGCGGAGGGAACTTGTCCATTGTCTGAGATTAGAGCAAATACAATAAGTGCAGCTAATGGTACTGACCCTGTTACGCTTACAAGTCAATATGCCGCTAAAGTCTGGACGCACTTCGATGCTGATGCAACTATTGCCGGAAGTTTTAACAGTTCATCAATTACCGACACTGATGTAGGACGATTTGACGTAAACTTTACAAACAATATGTCTGATAATGCTTATGCTGCATCAATGTTGACACAGAATAATACTGACGTTGGTTATAACGGAATTAACGAAGATCATATCGGTTTATATATCCGATTGCTTTCTAGCCAAGCAGCATATGATCGTGACAGCAATCAGTTAATTGTTGTAGGAGACCTAGCATGAGTACCCTAACGGTCACAAACATCAAAGCCACAGGTGAGGCAGCTAGTCGTGCAGTGTCAGGGGTTGCTGCGGCTTTTGAACGTCACAATTCTTCTCACACAATAGCTCAAAGTATGAATGTAAGCAGTATAACAGACAACGGCGCAGGGGATACAACAGTTACCTATAGCAATGCGTTTGCAACGCCAGCGGGGCAATGTTTAACGGCATCTGGAGGCGATGAAGATGCGTCGCACAGACCTATATCAACAGTTCAAAAAGAGGCTAGTGCCGAAACTAAGCATCGTTATCAAATAACAAACTCATCTTTCACAGCCTCCGACTGCCCTGTTTCTTGTTCATTAGCACACGGAGACCTAGCATGAGTACACTAGAAGTATCCAACCTCAACGATGGCACAACAACTGTAGCGACTACTTATATTACCAATGGGTCTGCGAAGATGTGGGTTAGTTTGACTAATGCAGCCGTTGTAAACGACAGCTTAAATGTTACAAATGCTTTAGATTCTGGTGTGGGTAAGTATACTGTAAATTTTACAAATGCTTTTTCAAATTCCGACTATGCAAATGCTATGATTGCTATTGATGCTGATGGTAATGGTTATACTAGCAGTAAGTCTACAACTTCGATTAGATACAACAATTATACCACAACTTTTACAGACGCCGCCACAGAAGGTATGATTATGGGAGACCTAGCATGACCCACGGACATCTATGGGACAGACTAGCCGAAGCTAAGAGCCGCCTTGCACCTGTGCAGAGCAAATATCGTGTGGTCTTTGAAGACCCTGCCACACCTGACGAACCTGCCAAAGTGCTTGTGCCTGACCCTAACTGGATGGCTTGTGCATTAGAGGGCAACATCCTGCCACCGATTGACACCTATCAGCGTGACAGAGATGTGCCTGATGGAGAACGAAAAGAGCATCCATACGCAGAACCCATTGGCTCTATGACAGAAGAAGAAGCCATTGAGTATCTCATAATGAAAGACATCTGCCCCTCTGTGTGGCAGGAATACCGAGGAAACAGAACAATTATGAAGATTGTACCTGTTGAGTTAGTTCCAAGTGATAGATCATTTAGAAATGCTTGGAAGATTAATCAAGAAGCTGACGAGAGGATTGCAGCATGACAACTTATATTAACATCAACGGAGATGTTCGTGATGCAGCATCTCTTACTGTCCCATCAGATCGTACTTTCCGTGGAGCTTGGCAGTTTACAGGTAGTGCCGTTACAGTAGATATGACAGCAGCTAAAAACATTCACAAAGACAACTTACGGGCTGAACGCAAGCCACGTTTGGAAGCACTGGATGTTTCTTACATGAAGGCTCTTGAGTCTGGCTCAGGCGCAGATGCCATTGCCACACAGAAGACAACCCTTCGTGACATCACGGCTGATAGTCGCATTGCAGGAGCAAGCACACCTGATGAACTTAAGGCACTGGATTTGGCTACCCTACTAGGAGAATAATAAACTCCTATGTTAGGGTTTTCACCATTATCTTCTGGTCCAATAGGGTCTACAGGTACGGCTAGTTCTTCTGTTGACGGTTTCCGTATTACAGAAGCATCAGACAGTCGTATCCTTGAGAATGGTGATACAAGGGTAACTGAGAATTTTGTAGGGGTTGTACACAGTGCTGCCTCTGCTTTAACAGCTACAGGTACTTTAGCTGCTGTAGGTGTAAGGGTACAGCCTTTAGCAAGTGCCTTAAGTTCTACAGGTACTTTAGCTGCTTTAGGTTTAAAGAGTAAACTAGGACTAAGCAGTTTAAGTTCTACAGGAAGCCTAACAGCTTTAGCTGTGGCAATACGTCAATCTTTAAGTACTCTTTCTTCTACTGGAAGTTTAGTAGCCTTAACTACTAAAACTCAACAAGCAGTATCTAGTCTAACAAGTTCTTCAAGTCTTTCTTCTCAGGCTACACTTACACAACCTTTAACTTCAAGTTTAACTAGCTCAGGTTCTTCTTTAGCCGAAGCTACTAAAATACAGCAAGTACTAAGTACCTTAAGTTCTACAGGAAATGTAGTTTCTTTAGGTAGCCTTATAAAAGAAGCTGTTAGTTCTTTGTCAACAGCAGGTTCTTTAGAGGCCCAAGGTACAGTACTTGGTAATTTAATTCCTGCCGAATCCTCTTTAACTGGAAGTGCTACAGTATCTTCAACAGGATCAAATGTTGTTTACGCTGAGTTTGGTTTTTTAGAAGAAGAAGTTACAAGAATAACTGAGGACGGTAATACAAGAATCACCGAAGACAGTAATGTTAGAATTATACTTGAGGTTTCTAATTTAGGTGTAAGTTCTATAACACCTCAACCAACCTTTATTCTATTTTCATCGACAGCTTATATTAAAGAACAGGGTGTATGGAAAGTATTTGATCCTTATGCTAAATACGAAGGTTCTTGGGTAGAGCCTGAAAAGGTCTACTACAAGGAAGGTACATCATGGCGAAGAGCACATTAAGTGAAGGCAGTTGGACTATGACTAAATCAATACCTATTAGTTTTATATTAGCCATCATTGGTCAGACAATAGCTCTAGTCTGGTATGTCTCTAGTTTAGATAATGCCATAGAAAATAATAAAAAAGATTTAATTAGACATGAGACAAGAATAGAAGCCTTAGAAGCTGTTGTTCAAAGTCAAGCTGTTACACTTGGTCGTATGGATGAAAACATTAAAGCTATAAGAAACTCAGTGGAAAAGATGGCAAATAGGGATACGGAGCAATAAATTAAGTGGCTATCAGAGAACAAATAAAAACTGCTGCTGAAAACAGTTTAGTTACATTTATTAATCTGGTAGCTCCTGAACAGGTACTTGGGCAATGTCACGAAGATGTCTGTGAGTGGTGGACAAGACAAGAGGCTAAACCATTCCAACTTCTTTTGTTTCCAAGGGATCACGGTAAGTCAAGGCTAGTAGCTTACAGGGTAGCTTGGGAACTAACTAAAGACCCAACACTTAGAATACTTTACATATCAGCTACAGCTAACCTAGCTGAAAAACAATTAGGGTTTATTAAAAATATACTAACCTCTAAGATATACCGTATGTACTGGCCTGACCATGTACACGAAGAGGAAGGTAAAAGAAAAAAGTGGACAGGCTCAGAGATAATGCTTGACCATCCACTTAGGGAGAAAGAAAATGTTCGTGACCCTTCGATCTTTACTGGTGGGCTTACTACTTCGCTTACAGGCTTACATTGTGACATCGCTGTCTTGGATGATGTCGTGGTGTATGAAAATGCTTACACAGGTGAAGGACGCAATAAAGTTAAAAGTCAATACTCTCTTCTCTCGTCTATTGAAGGTGCTGAAGCTAAAGAGTGGGTCGTAGGTACAAGGTATCACCCATCTGATTTGTACCAAGACTTACAGCAAATGGTTGAAGAAGTCTTTGATAAAGACGGTAATCAAATAGGTGAGGAAAGTATTTACGAAACCTTTGAGCAACCAGTAGAAGATAGGGGTGATGGAACAGGGGAGTTCCTTTGGCCTCGACAACAACGTAAAGATGGTAAATGGTTTGGGTTCGATATTTCAATTCTTGCTAAAAAACGAGGCAAGTACTTAGATAAAGGTCAATACCGAGCACAGTATTACAACGACCCATCTGACCCTGACAATGTTCCTGTAGGTAAAGAAAAGTTTCAGTACTTCGACAGGAAACACCTACGTCAGGAAAATGGTTACTGGTACTTTAGAGATGAGAAACTAAACGTATATGCAGCAGTTGACTTCGCATTTAGTTTGTCTAAGAGAGCCGACTATACAGCTATTGTTGTCGTAGGAATAGATGCTGACAATAATATTTATGTCTTAGATATTGACAGGTTTAGGACGGACAGGATTACTGAATACTTTGAGCACATACTTCATCTATCTACTAAGTGGTCCTTCCGTAAACTAAGGGCTGAAACAACGGTAGCTCAGGTAGCTATTGTTAAACAACTAAAAGAACTAATCAAACAACATGGCTTATCTATTAGTATAGATGAGTACAGACCTAACAAAAACCAGGGCAATAAGCAAGAACGTATAGCTTCTATCTTAGAACCTCGTTACGATAACATGGCTATATGGCACTACAGAGGCGGCAATACTCAAGTACTTGAAGAAGAACTATCTTCTCGTAACCCACCACACGACGATGTAATTGATGCTTTAGCATCTGTGGTGGACATGGCAGTAAAACCCTCTCGCACTGTACGTAGAAACACAGATAACATAGTACAGTTTAATCAAAGATTTGGTGGAGTTTCCTTCTAATGTCTGGAACAACGATTGACCTTGACACACTTATCGAACCTCACGCAATAGCCTCAGATATTGCTGATCGTTGGACTACGTGGAATAACTCTCGTCAACAAAAAATTGAAGAGTGGAAAGAACTACGTAACTATCTATATGCTACTGACACTCGTACTACTTCCAATAATAAACTACCTTGGACTAATAGTACAACCACACCTAAG